ATAAGCTTTTACGCAGAGCATTAACTGCACAAATAGACAATTAAAAACCATCATCATGAAGAGTATCTCCTCTAGCAGCAACGTGGTAAACTTCATCATAAATGTTCTTTTGGCATAAAGCACCCCAAGTTGGAAAACCATGGGCCAAGTCCTCCATTTTCACACCTGACTGACGCATTTTTTTAACAAAGTCAGAATTGGTATGAGCACGTTCACTAACATTAGCAAGAGTTTTTGCAAGAGTATCAACAGGAGTTAAATTGAGAGAAGCAACGAAAGCATACTTCAACCAGGAATAAGCCAGGAAATTGGAGGCATAGGTTCCATAAGCATGACCTAAAATAGAAAGCATAAAATCAAAAATATCACGATCTTTAGCTTCTCGACCCCAAACAGCACGAATAACATAATCGGACATATCTCTAAAAGGAAGATAATAAGGTTGTCCGAACGAATCATCCTGATTGCGAACTCCATGATGCTTAAGATAAACTATACCCACTCCTTTATGATAACCTCCAGAAGGATGGACTAAGAGAGGACAATCCGATCTAACATCTCGCATTTCAACTAATAAGTATGTTTTTAACCAGGCTTCAAAAAGAATCATATTCATATATTTCGCTGATCGATCACGATTGCTTACGATAACTTGATCATCACCATAAACTATCATATGTATAACTCTCATAATAAGGGCTTCTTCTAACATTGCTCTATCTTCTAAGGGTGCTTTGGAAATCTGCATTGTACAAAAAATATAATACCAAAGAGCTACTATCCAAGAATTTCCATGAGAAGTCATCCAACAGCCTGATGGCATTTTTCCAACTATTAGAGCCCAGAGTCGACCAAAAAAATGAACAAGTCGAGCTGAAATCGTTTTAGCAAGAAAATTAATAACACGCATCATTTCATCATAGTCGGGATGATTCTTATCATAATATATACCGCCCATAGTATAAAAAAGCTGAAGAAAGATATAATGAATGGATTGATCTAAATTCGAAATATCTCCATCACCAAATATTTTTTTCCATTCCTTACCAAAAGTAACACCTAAACGTTTTGCCATACAATCATAACCGCCACGAGACCATTTCATGCCTATAGAAATAACTTTACCGCGCTCTAACATAGTACGTGTAGTTTGGGTAATACGCTCTAAACAAACAAAGAACGAATTAGCAATTTCATAAGAACGAGCTTTAGCCATAAATTTTTCCCACGTCTTTAAATCTTTTTGTTTTTCTCCAACGGAAGAGTAGTATTCATTTTTAATATTAGTCACAAACAGAACATCGATAGGAGCCTGGCCAGAAAGGAAATCGGCAACAGAGTTTAAAGTAGCTTCGTGTGCCTGAATTTTCTTTTGGGAAGCCTGTTTAATCATCTGAATGGTAGAAAATTCTCCTCTAATTTCATGCTTGGAAAAAATTTCACAAAACTGTCCAGACGAGGACCCTAAATACATGCCATCGCACCGCTTCAGATTAAGCTCTGGAGTCTGAGTACCAAATTTATCAGTGGTGCCCATCGCATGATACAATCTGTCAAGAGCCTCTGGGACATGATCTAAGGCTCGGCCCAACGACTCACTAGGTTTATCAGTAGGACGAGCATGCTTTGCCATAATATCTATAGCTTTCGATCCCTCTATATTGTCCATTGCTGAAATAACATGAGGACGATTATTTGTAGTGCCTAAAGCAATATTATAACCACTGAGTCTTCGTAAACATAACGTGCGCAATGTCGGCAACGATCCGTCGTCCACTATTTTAGCTTGAGGAACAAAATTCGGATAAGGACGCCAAACATTCTGTCGATACCAATTTGAGCTCTCATCAATACCATACTGTTTAAACATTTTAATATCGGCGACTTCTATAGCTCGCACAACTCGTGGATCGGGAACTCTAGTAGGAGAATTTCTCATTGGAGCATTTTTTGGTACAGGAGGTACTATGAACTTGATATTCGTAAACTGGGTAGACTGAACACTCATTTTCAAGCGTTCATCATCTGAAACATTTCGCTTACGCAATATAACCCCAGAATGCACTTCACAACTACTTTCGACCATATTGACTAGGACATTAACCATTTCCTGAGTAGTCTTAGCTCTTCCGTTTTCTATTCTACGCACATAAATATCAGGCAAACCTAAATCCGGTCTATACTTCAATGTTAAGTCACATGAACAAATAGCCTCATGTAAACATCCAGTAGGACCAATCCAAGTGTACTCTAAAATAGGCTGAGACAGATGTTTCTGCTCATAAGTTGGTGCCTCGTCTACTGTTTGTATGAGAGTGCCATCACAGGCTAACACATCATCACACATTGTACACACTCCAAATTGAG